CGGTATCTTTAGCTGCCATGTTGCACCTTTATTGCTAGTTTCTATAGTATAACTATAACAGTATTTACGGAATTTGTCAACCGAGAAAGAGAAAAAACGGGCCCGAAAGAGCCCGTTTTGTTTACATTATGCAGACTGTGCTGCCTTAATGTATTTTCCGTAACGTTCGTGGAACTCGTCAAAGCAATCCACTTCGTCCGGATCAATGGGCAATGCATACTGAGTAAGTGCAAGTTTGATGCCCATAACTACCAGCTCAGTATCAAAATTGTCCATTGCAAAGCGCAGGAAGTTGTTGACTTTGTCATCGAACTTCTTGTCGCCGTTGTCGCAGGCTTCTTTTAGTTCGTAGCAGAGCGAGACAGTCAAGGAATACATAGCACTGATTTCTTTTGCCTTCATCTCTTTTACTTTGCCTGCAAGGATGTCAGTAGGGTTAGGCATACTCGCCGCTACCTTACGGTGAGCCATAAACTTGACAGCCAGGCCTTCGCCTACCGAACCTGACACAAGATCAGTAGTTGTATTTTCGTCTAACTCGTCTGCAATAAGTTCACTTACAAACGACCACGAACGAGGCGTTGCAAACGAACGGCTTGGAGATTTAGGATCAAAGTCATACAAATCTTTCTTACTAAAAGTAAGGAAGCCTACTACGTCCTTGTGAATGTTGTTGTTAACAGCCCACTGGAACCAGTCGTCAAAGTCGACACGCATTTCCAAGTGAACAAAACGGTTAGCCAACGGAGCAGGCATACGATACGTAACACCTTTGTCTGCTTCGCGGTTACCTGCCGCAACAATGTAAACATTGTCTGGCAAGTGATACTGACCAACCTTACGGTTAAGAATCAACTGGTATGCTGCCGCTTGCACCGCAGGAGCCGCCGAGTTCATCTCGTCTAGGAAAAGAACAATTGCTTCATGTTGCGCTGCCATCTCTGCGTCAGGCAGTTCTGCAGGAGCACCCCATACCATTTTGTTAGCATTGCTGTCGAAGTAAGGAATACCTTTAATGTCGGTAGGTTCCCACAGCGACAAGCGAATGTCAATTACATGTGCGTTGATAGTGTCAGCAATCTGATGCACGATGTCAGATTTACCAATGCCTGGAGGTCCCCAAAGGAAGATAGGACGCTTTTTAGCAATAGCATGTTTGATAGAAGCTTTTGCAGCATTTGGGCTTACAGTACGAGCGGTATCCATAGTATATTCCTCTTGTTTGGATCAGTGCTTAGTGTCTTACTATGTATATAATATAGCAAATGATATCCGGTCTGTCAACCGTTTTCGCTATCTTTTTTGTGACGATTCATTGCTTTCATCAGACCATACTTGCGTATGTCCCCTGAAAAAAGATGCAGTTCAAGGGCTTTCTTTTCATTTGTAACTGTGATGCCTCTAGGACCCATATAGTAAGGACAGTCGATAAATTGGTCAAGGAATATTATTACTTGTGTTGTAATTTCAAAATCTTTAGGATATGGTACGTCATATGTTGCGAGTTCTAAGTCTTCTGTAATAAATCTAAAACCTTCGTCTGTAAGACGTAGACCACCAACATCTTTTGCTCGAGTATTTTGCCACCAAAAAGGAATGTATTCTTTTACAGTTGCTTCTGTAATAGTTTTTCCTGCTTGCTTTAGAAAGATTTTAGTATAGACTTCTTTCCAGTTCATTCTTCTTCTACAATTTCGCCTGATGTTAGTTTAACCACAACAAAATCTTCACATTTAAACATATCGTTTAATTTCTTTGCTAGATTATGTGCGTGTCCGGGATTCGAGAAGCTGACCTTTTTGTATTTAGGTCCTGGATAGTTTGTCAACATATTTGCTGACTTTAGATTAAATGGGGCATCTTTATAAAATACAGCCCAGATTGCTTCTGCTTGCAATATCTGTTCTGTTTTATAGGTTTTTTTATCGACATATTCGATTAATACATTAGGCTTCGGCCTGCTCATATGCGTAATTCCTTTAAATTAACTACGCATATATTTATCTTTTTTATTAGTTATCTGCGCAGTTTACTACCACCCAGATCCTGAATCCATGTTGATTTGTATTACTTGGTCTTCGCCGCTACCTTGCTTTGCAATAATTTTTTCTAAATCACCGTTTAATCGTGCCATAACTTCGCCTAGTGTAAATGCTAGACGTTTTGCATTTTGTATATCTAGTTTAAGTTCTCTAGCATTACTTAGATCAGCACTTTTTACTTGTGCAATAAATTGCTGTATTGGTGCAGTGTTTAAAGGTTCATTGGGCATTAAGTATCTCCGGTATAAAATGATGTGCTATTAGCTTATGTGCATCTGTATTATAATGCTCAATATCTAATTTCATAGTTTCTATATCAATATTTAAGTGTTCTTTGATCCAGATGTTTGCAGGAGTTTCATAAATTTTTACATTATTTAAATTTCCGTAAACGTCAAACTTATGAGGATATTGAACTTTTTCATTAATCCTCCAAATATATATAGGAACGTCTGACATACTACTGATTAGAGCAATATCTTTGCAGTATTCTTCGTGCTTAAGGTGTGTAACAATTTCAGTATGGAACTTCATATGCATATAGTTATAATCAAAACCTGGCCAATTATAACCTCCGTTTAAGTCAGGGCAACCTTCCTCGTAAACCCCTATACTATCCCACTTAGCCTTTTCATTCCATTCTACAACATTATAATCTACAGTATTAAAATCATCGTAAAGAATATAATCTTCAGTTTCTTTATATTTTCTTGTGAAGTGACCTAAGTCTAATTGTCTAAATTGAAGATCAAGGTTATTTGCCATGATCCATCTATCCCAATAAGTAGACTGTAAAACTATTCCGGATATGTCATTATGTGTATCTAACATATGTTTAATCCATCGAGGATACTTGTTATTAGACACCCCGGCAGATGAATAAACATAGCATTGCTTATCTGCTAGTTCAGATGCATATATTTGTGCGTAATTGTTTTCATCCCATACAAATTTGTCATCGGTATTGTCGTTATACCAATAACCGTTTGTATGACTGCATCCTACAAAGAGTAGATTACCTTGCATTAGCCTTACTTAATTCTGTACGCATCTCTATTTCGTTTTTAAACGGACCACGAGTTTCATAGCGTTCTACTGTAATTAGTTTAGGGCAGAAGCTTTTAACCCAACCTTTGTCGAAATGAATAATATAGTATCCTGCACAATACAAGCTTTTAGATTTTTCACTTTTAGTAAACAATGGAAGTTTACGCTTTACATCATACATACTGTTATAAGGAGCACAGCTTGTAGGGTATCCATGAACTTCTTTAGACTTAATTTCAGTAATATCTAGTTTAGACCAACTAATACTTCCGTTTAAAGATTTTTGTAATTGTTTGGTATTTTTAAAAAATCTAGTTCCGTCTGTACTACTTAACATGTACTGATCGTCGGATATGCTAAGAGTACCAATTCTCACGCCATTGTCTTCGACTATCCAAAATTTATCTTTTAAAATTTCTTTAGCATTAATTGCCATTTGTGTACCTCGCTTGTAGTGGTTCTGCAAAACTTGCTGCCTGATCTGCAATACGTTGCATATCCCATTTAGCACAGAACTTCATAAGACGCATACCAACTTGTGTAATGTCTTTAGGTTCAACTTCTGCAATAGTGTTATTAATTATCTCTCTAATCTCTGCAGGCTGTGCAGTTAAGTCACATAATGTTACATTTCGATTATAGTCGTCTAACACACGGTGCTCTACACCTTCGTGATCTACCCAACGTTGTAACATCATATTATTCCAATTGAAGCCTTTTGTTTTCTTATCTTCAAATGCTTCTAATAAACCGACTTTGTTCTTAGTGCCTTTCTTGCGCACACCAGGATATGCACTAAACACATTATCACTAGTGTCACCACGCATACATTTTTCAAACAACATGAATTCGGGATCTGGAGCAGGCTTTGCTTCTTTAGTTTTCTTATCTACAACAGGACGACCTTTGTCGTCAAAGTAGCCTTCGTGTGTAATAGTAGTATTACTAACACCGTTGTATTGACGTACATTAGGTGCAATCAATTGTGCAAAATCGCCGTCGGTACTAATAATAACATGATTGTCATTAGGATGATTTTGTATCCAACCTGCAATTAAATCATCT